CCTTTAGGTTTCCCTAAAGTTCAGACTATATCTTCATCCCGTAGGATGTCTGGCACTCGTGGAGAATACTTATCTACATGCTGAATCTTGTACTTCATAGACTCAAACATATAAGGGGACACAATGGACACAAACTCTTTAGACTCTTTTGTATTAAATCTTAGAGAGTATTTATCGTTTCGTTTGTCTATATCAAACTTAGGTTCAATATTGTACTTACTTAAAAACCATTCTCTTAAAAGGATAGCTTCTTCCTCAGAACAATAAGTGGAAAGACGTGTCATACAACCGGAAGGTTTTTTTGTCTTACTATTTTTACAGATTGTACCGCTACCATCGTCCATAAACCAAAGAGCTAAACTTTGATCTGTTAAGTAAGACAGTAACTTTTCAGTATAAACAAACTTTCCTTCAGGATACATAACTTTGTGCATCTGACGGAAGTACTTGTGGTTTTTATAGAGTTGGTGATTTGTGTAAGTTTTGCCAGTCTTTTTATTTTTAGACTTGTAGGTATACAAACTTGGCTCCTTACCCCCTAGAGTACCGTGAATAAGTTTTTGCTTATACTCCAAATACCTTAGTTGGTTTGGTCCATGTCCTATAATAAGTCTGGCTGTATCTGCAGCTTGAGATTTATCAAGGTAAATACCACCGTCACCAATAGCGCATCCATAGAGGATGCCTCTTTTTCTTTTATCCATTTTGTGTCCTTTCGTTAGCTACAACGAGCCACTACTTGTTTAATGTATTCTCTAGTCGTTGAACCTTCCCCTCTCGGGGCTTGGCTGCTGATTCCCATATCTAGGAGGACTTAGGGTTCCAGCAATTCACCAGATTATCTTACTGACGTTATGCCGCCAGAAGGCCCAAAATTCTAGGCTCTTTGATGATACGCACAGTGTCACCTTGGGCGCTGATTTCACCGAAGTAGTCACTGTTAGTAATGTCACCGACAACAGTCGATTTACGGAAGGCCAGTTGGACCTTCTTGGAGTAGATAACGGAAGAAAAATTTCCGTTTGGAAGCGACCCATATCCAGCCGCAGTAGCAAATGCCATTTGATTTCTCCTTTATTGGCAAAAGTTCTACAACAACTGTAAACTAAACAGGGCTAAATCTACAAGGGTGCTTTTCAAACTAAGATGGCCGTCCCAGTTATCAAGGGCCTATTGATTCAGGTTGTCTATTAGGTTTTGTTTGTTGTAATTTTAGAACACAGGTCAAGAAACAATTCCTCACTTAAGTCTTGTTTCATTTTATTTACTGACCAAGAAACTAATTGCAGATTCCCGCGTAAATAACCTATGTTACTGTCTATTCGGTCTAATGATACTGTATGTGGATGGTTAGTCTCTATTGAGAGAGGCAATCCACTGTATGCACAAAGACCTGATTGGTTATCCCAAAGTTCGAACAGGTGCTCCCAGTCAACCTTAGGATCAAATTCTTTGTTTGACCTTAGCTTAGCTTTAGTGCAGAGATTTTTAAGCTTAGAAAAAAGTTGTAGTTCTTCTTGATTAAATCTAGACAACCACCACTTTGAATTAAACTTGGTATCTTTACTCATAAGCTAAGTTCCTTTAGTAGTCGAGTACTAAGAGTGGGAGTAGTCCTAGTAGGGGCCCCACCCTTAGTTATACTTGTAGAGGGATTACCCCCCGCACAACCTTAAGTATATTATACCATAGATTGCACTGTTTGTCAAGTAAAAACTTAACGTGCACCACCAGAAAGGTCATAAATAAAGTCACCAGTCTGTTGTGCTTTCTGAATTGCTTCCCAATTATCCTCAAATTCTTTGTCTGACATCTTAGCTACATCAGACTCTCGGACCTTACGTCCACCCTCTGCAGGGTCAACTTGAGGTGTGGTAGAAGTCTTTACAGTCTTAGCTGCTTCTTTTGTCTTTTCCTTACGGGCAGTAGGTGTCATACCCTTGTCTGCTTTGTAGAGGTCAATTACACGAATTACAGAGGCAGGATCGTCTGCATTCTCGTAGAGAGCGTCTTGAACCCACTTAGGTTGTTCGTCTGCCCAATCGTGGAAAGAGTCTGAAGCTCGGAGATCATCAAAGTCTTCATGAACCTTACGAATCTTTGTCTCTGCTTTAGTCCGAGTAACTTCGTACTGAGCTTCATCAAACTCTTTAAGACGATCCTCAGCTTTAGCAAAGAGTTCTTGAGCTTTCTTTTGTGCGATAGTTTCTACAATACCAGCAACGTCAGGGTACTTTGTAGCCCAAGCTTCGATATCCTCGTCTGACTTCGGGGGAATAACTGTAGAGTTCTTTGTCTGAGCTTTTAGTTCCTCAAACTTGGACTCCCATTCCTTCTCTTTTTCAGACATATGACGACGAAGATCACCGTAGCGTTTTTTAAAGGTTTTTTCTTCTCGGTCTAGCGGTTCTTCTTGAGGTTCTTCCTGAGGTTTTTCTTTAGGTTCTTCCTCGGGCTTTTCTTCTTCTTCTTCAGGCTCCTCTTCAGGTTCCTGCATTTGCTTCATAAGTTCTTCTAGTTCTTTTTCTTCTTTGTCGATTTTAGCTTTATTACGAGTTTGACTATAACTAGAATCTACATACACTTTATCTTGGGCCAAAACTATTCTCCTTTGTTGGGGCCAATCAGCTAGGCTGATAGGGTAGCCATTACTTGTACTTATTTACTGGCTAGACCTTTACGATTTTTAATTGGTTTTTTACGTTGGTTAGCTTTACGTTTTTTGTTCTGAGAGCCTTCAGGTTTACCCATTAGACCACCTTCAGCTCTGTCAGCTGCACCACCGGGTTCTCCTCCGGGTCCGGGACCACCAGAGCCTCCAGCGCCACCAGAAGAGCCTCCTGATCCTCCAGAACCTGTACCTCCAGCGTCACTAGGAGCACTACCAAAACCCATAGCAGCCATATCACTAATAGTGTCCCTAGTTTGAGATTCTACATCAGACGCACTCATACCTTCTGAACCGAATCCCATGCTGACCATATCACTGATAGTGTCCATTGTTTGAGATTCTATTTCCGAGGCACTCATACCTTTAACACCTCCACTAAAGATACTGCTAATAGTGTCCATAAGAGATACGTCTTTTTTCTCAGGAATGTCTATGTTTCTTTTAGCCATTTCCTCTTCGACGTCTTTTTTCATTTTGGTATTAACAGCTGTAGCAAGACGGCCTACACCCGGAACTGCTCCAAGCATATTTGCCATAGTTTTTTCTGGACCTGTAATATTAGAGTGCGCTTGTCCAAGTTGTTCGTCTGACATTTCACCAAAGTCGGGAGCCTCAGGAGCTTCTGGTCCAACATCAGCAGAGTCTTTTCCACCCATACCAACACGAGCACCCTCAGTCTTAGTTTCTACTTCTTGTTTCGTCTCTTGAGCTTGTTGTTTAGCTTCTTGTGAAGCAGGAATAAATCCATCAGGAACCAATCCGATAGGTTCACCATTAAGAACAGTAATCATTCGAGTTTGACCAGTATCAGGGTTTACATATTCTTTGATTTCCATTCCACCTGAGGAAGTAGATGTGTCTTCACCAAAGGGACTAGAAAAACCACCACCGTAGCTATACTGACTAGGATCAAAAGTAGGGCCAGTGTAACCTTCAAGAGCTTCTTGAGCTAGACCACCTTCTTGCATACCAGTTCGAGTAGACTGAAACACAGGAGCAGGAGGAGTGTACTGAGTCTGTTGTTGCTCATAGGGATTATACATAGCTTGTTGTTGCTGGGGTACCATACCACCCATAGCCATTCCTGTGGGAGATTGACCAAGAGCTTCAGCAAGCATTTGCATTTCTTCAGGAGTAAGCTCTTCGTCTTGTTCCATAGGCATACCGTTGGTATCTACAGGTTCTCCACCTACTCGACCTTCTGCTTCCATACGAGCAAAGTCTTGTTTAGCTTGGCCACGGAGGTCTTCAAAGAACTTTACACCGTAATACCGAACAACATCAGCTGGAACCACGTATTCTCCCTCAGACAACTGAGCAGGGATATTGTCACGAACTTCTTGGTCCATACTTCCAGTAGGAACCTCGTTGCCTGTTACAGGCTCAATGTTAGTCCCGTCATCTGCGAGACCACCTTCTTGGTATAGTTTATCCATTGTTTACTTTATCCCTAAGTTTCTGTAGACTACGTAGTGCTTTGAGTTCGCCTTGACAACGGTACAAGTCTTTGGGTTCATCCATTTGACTCATTTGTTTATTTGTCTTCTCAATCCGGTGTTCTAGTTCTTCAAGAAAAGCATTCCAAAGGTCTGGGTTATTTACAAACGGTTTAAGGTTCATAGAGTTTCCCCACCTTCACCTCCGGGAGTACCTGTAAAGCCCTGTGTGCCCGGTGGAGGTACACTACCAGTTCCTACGGTACCACCCCCACTGCCTTGTGTATCAGCCGCCTGTGCCCCTGCTGGAGCTTCTGTGGGAGTCTCTGGCTGTGGGTTCTGTGCTTGAAACTTCTTGAGTACCTCAGCTTGAAGTGCAGCCTCTTGCATACTATTAGCAACCTTATCAGGGTCGAGGTCCATGCTAGAAGCAATTTCACGTACAATATAGTCCAGACGAGCAAAGGGAGCAAGAGCAGGATTCTGTACAATACCAAGAAACTGCATAAGACGTTGACTACGAACTTCGTTAGCCATCAGACTTTGAGTGCCTTCAGCTTTAACTTCCAAATCACCTTTAATCTCAGGGTCATAGTCAAACTGCATATTAAAAGCAAATAGTGCTCGACCAAGGGGACCAAGAAGGTAGTCATCAATGTTCTTAACCACGTTACGGATAGAACCGTTAGCAGCAGACATAAGCATAGAAATACCAGAGGCAGTACGACCGACACCACTTACACCTGTTTGCCCATGAGCAAAAGACGGGAAACCAGTTGATTCATCTGCAAGCACTCTAGCTTTGTCAAACATCTGCATATTCTCGTTAGACACATTAGGAAACTTAGTGCCAAAAATAGCTTGACCGGGAGCACCACCTTCACGTCTAAATACTTTACCGGGATAAACTTCAAGGTCTTGTCCGGGCACAAGGTTAGACTCATCTACTTCAATAAGAAGATTACCACTAAGGGCAGCATTGTCTACTGCCATACGCATGAAACCATTCATCAGTGTCTGAGTGTCGTCCATGTTTTCTGCAACACCAACACCAAACATACTATAGGGGTTCATCTCGTAGGGCACCGAGAAGTAGGGAATAATAGTGGGAGTAAAGGGGTTCATGACCAGTCGGAGTACCCTACCATTGCAAACCCAAATATTCACACTAATTGCGTCTTTTTTGCGCAGAGTACGAGGGATATCTACGTTGTGGTCCTCAAGAACTTTACGGTCTACATTACCCCAAAACTCAAGTACTTCATACCGTTCAGTACGAACTTCTTGTGCATCGTCCTCCATAGCTTGTTCCCACCATTCTTTAGAGTAGGACTCACCCATTTCAATGGCAGTATCAATTTCGTTTTCACGGAAGAAAGGACGATTCTTAAGGGCACGAAGTTGATTACGAGACATCTTATGACGCTCAATAACATATTCAGCCTCTTCCATAGTGTTAGCGTCAGGGTCAGGGTAAAAGTTCCAGATAGAGACAGAAGAAGTCATAGGAACAGTTTTAATAGTAGGAGAGTAATTCCCTTCGTCATCCCAGTTAGGGTATTCTTTGTCTACAGCAAAGGGACCTTTCATAACACCAGTACCGAAAAGTGCACACTCAAATGCAGCAGACCGAAGGTGTTTTTTAGCTTGAGCCTCTTCCAGTTGGTCATGGATTTTCTTCTGCATTTTCTTAGCAGCTACCATAGCAGGCTCAAAGGTAATCTGTGACTGAAGCTTACCCGGACCCTCATTAAGGTTTTCAACACCTTTGAGGTCTTTCTTTAGGGGACCAAGACGCTCCTTAAGGTCAGACATTGTTTCACCGGGAAGAAGTTTAGGAAGTCCTTCCGGCTGACCTGTTTGAGCTTTTGCATCAAGAAACTCTTGGTTAGTCTCCATATAAACAGATTCTTCTACACCCTCGGGAAGAGTAGTAGGATTAATAGACAAAGGAAACTTATTGTTACCCAGAAGAACTTCTACAATTTGTCCGTAGGCAGCAAGAACTTTAGTCTTAGTAACTTTTACGAATACCCGTGATTTTTCAGTAGAAGTAAACTGTACGTCAGGGCCGTAGATACCACGATAGTTACGATAGGATTGAATCCAACGTTGTTCTTCTGTTTCCCGAGCAGTCTCAGCCTTAGTAAAACGCTCTTGAACGTAAGAGACAATACCGCCAGCAGGTTCATCCGTAACCATTTCACCTGAAGTATCTTCAATAGATTCCATTTCTTCAGAGTCAAATGTGAGTTCGTCTTCTTCCATGTTTTACCTCTAGTAGCCGAAAGTATTGTCAGCAGGGTTGTATTTGTTTAGACCCATAGTAGGATCATAATCGAATAGGTTGCTTTTAGGGCGAGACATAAGACCATAACGCAAAGCATCGTACAAGTGGTCTTCTGATTTAGTGTCTACATCCTCTGGGTTGTTTTTGTCTAGGGGCAGAGCGGGTAGTTGAGCAATTAAGTTTTTACAAGTATTAAACACTACCAGCCTTGGTTCTTCTGTAAACTCATCTATCTGAAGCCTACGGTGTACTTCGTTTTTACCTGCTACACGAGAGCCAGCAGAACGATCTGAAGGTCTCCACCTACAACCTTTACGAATCATTGTCTCAGCTAGGCTAGGACCAGTATCTCCACGTTTGTGCCACAAAGAAGAGTCTAGTACTCCGTACCTTACCTTTTCCGCTTCTTCTGCTTCAAGCACCATATCAGCTAGATCAGTAGCAAGAACTTTAGAGACGTATAGTTCTCGGTATACAATTAACTGCTCATCAGGAGCTACAGCAAACCAAATTACACCAGAGTAAGAACCATATCCGTAGTCACAAGCTCTAAACTTAACCCAGTTCTTAGGAATCTCAAAGGGTTCAACTACGTGGATATTACGGTTAAACTCTGGAAAGGCTGCACCTTCGTTAATATCCCAGTCACCTTCAAGCAGTTGCCTACGTTGATGCTCGGGAAGAGACAAAAGGTTAGCTTCGTAAAGACCATCATCTGTAAGGTAAGGATTGTCAAACAAAGTAGCAGGAATAAATTTACGCTTAAAAAGAGGTTGGCCTTCTTTAGAGTGTCCTTTAGGCCAAGTAATTACTTCACCGGAGTCTATGTCTGTAGCCCAAAAAGCTCTACCGGGAGTCTGAGGGTCTACAAACATCTTTTTAACCCAAGAGTGTCCGGGACCACCGGGGTTACTTGTTGCCCTTTGGTACAGTCCTAGCCCACTTTCTTTAGTAGTACGCAGACGAGAGCGCATATAGTTCCAAGCGTAAGGACTAGGCCATTGTGTAAGTTCGTCAAAACCAATCCAGTTAAAAGCTTGACCTTGGTAACGCATTACGTCATCTTCACGGTCTAGATAAGACAACCAAAGAGTAGCCCCTGAGGGTGCAATCCAAGTCTTGTCTCTCTCTAGAAACTTAATACCGGGTATAGCGTCAGGGTAAAGTTGTTTTGAAACGTTAATAAGTTCTCTTAGTTCTTCTGTAGATCGACGGACAAGAAGCATTTGAGCTTTAGGATTATTGAAGTAACGCACTGGGTCTGCAAGCATTGCATAAGATTTTCCCACAACAAAACTAAACGTAGAACCAATTAGGGTAATTAGGAGATTTAAGTCGATGCACTACAAATTGTCTATAGGTACCTAGTTGTCGAGCAGCTTCTCTTACTCCGTAGTATACTGTACCGTCAATACTTACTTTTTTACAAGATTGACTTTTAATCATCTTTTGTTTACTTTCAGGACTATTCATAGGATTGTTTTCTGTAGTCCAAAGACTCGGATGATTCTCTAAAACGTCTTGTCTGTGCATTGGATTGTCATTTAACAATACGTTAGAAAGTGTTCCACCTACGCAAACATTGTAATACTTTTTAGATTTTACTTCTTTTTCTGTAATTAATTCAGCTTCACGTTTTAAAGCTTCCTCTACAGTTCTAAAGTATTCAAACTCGTACTTAAAATTGTGTTTGCCGTATTTTCTAAGAGCTTGTCCAAAAGGGTACTTAGAGCTATTATGCTCTTTTATACGTCTTTTAAAATTCTTAGTGACACCTACATAAACTCTACCACTAGGAGAAGTGGCTTTGTACAGTATATACCTCATTGGTACTTCACCTTTCTTGGTGGTTTAGTTTTGCTGCGGACCATATCTTCACCCTATTTAGGGGCTTCGCGCTTCCCACCTAAGTGGTACTCCCTTTCGGGATGGCCTCTGAACCTTCAAGAGCCTTTTGACTCAAGCTTGGCTGCTGATTGCCTTCTCAGGTTTCCAGCAGTTCACGAAGTTTATTTTGACACATTGCTGTGAAAGGAGGCGGAAGTTTGAGACTTTAAACTCACCTCCAGCGGCTCCGCCGTACAGAACTTCCTGTTCAATTGCTGAAAGAAATTCTGTCTGAGGACCGGGGTTTGGTTGGAAAATAACTTTTTGAGCTTTTTCTGTATTTATTTTTTCTGGACTAGCTCTAGCTGGAACTTTTACTACCTCCTGAATCTTTTCTGGTTCTTGCTCCAACACGTTGCTTTTCAAGTTTTTCTGCTTTTTCAAGGGCTTTTTTGTACCTTTCGGCAAAGTACCTTTGATTTGCAGCTTCTGTCTTACGTTTGTACTCAAGTTTCACCCTTTTATAAAGACCTGCATGAGAGATATACTCACCACTTTGTTCACTAAGCCAAGCAGATACATCTCTGTAGGAATACTGTTTAAGAAACTTTTTAGCTTGCTCCATAAGTTCAAGCTTTTCTGGAATAGGTAGAAGAATGTCTGGATCGTTAGGGTCTTGTTCGTAACCCCAAGGAACAATTGTGCCTACTCGAACTACTGGCAACCAAATGTACTCATCTTCCTCAATGTCAGGTAGAGGTAGTTTCCATTCCTTACTCATTAGTTTCCTCTGTTTTAGCGGGAAGAATAAACACAGGAGTGTCTGTCTTTACGTCTAGTTTTTCTGTAGGTTTAAATCCACCTCGGTCAAGAATATCCTTAGCTGCAGACATCTTTTCTTTATTACCCAAGTCAGTAGGATTCATCATTACTTCTTGCATAGACCAAGCAGCTTTAACTCCAAGCTTACTGATATACTTTTTTGTTAGCTCAAAAATTTCTTCTTCAAGAGAGTCTACAATCGACTGAGTATAGACGTTATCACTATAGCCAGCCAAACGTTTAGCTTCAACGAAGTTACCCTGAGCTTCCTCAAAGAGGACCTCTAGAAATCGTTGTTGCTTTTCTGTTAGCTTACGTTCAGTCATTAGCTTTTCCTATACCGAGCTGTCTTTTTAGCAATCTTTTTTGGTTGACTAGAAAACTGTTTGCCTGCTTTAGTGTCTTTACGTTTCTTAGCACTAGTAGCAGCGTATTCTTTTGCAGACAAAGCTTTTCGTGCTGCTTTAGGAAGGTATCGTTCACCAGTAGCTTTTTTACCTTGAGTAGAAGGTTTACCAGACTTGGTCCCCCATTTTTCTTTAGTCCACTTTTTAAGACTTTTTTGACTTTTTGCTAGTGCCACTTTTATACCCTCCTCCTGCTGCTTTGTACTCTTTAGCTAACATCTGTGCCTTACGAGCCGACCATTGGCCGGGTTTACCACCCTTACTGCCTGCTTTAATCTTGTTGAACAGGTTTTTTCGCATAGTAGGTTTAGTATAATTACCTGCTTCGTTTACACGACTTTTAGTCATTAGGCACCTCCTACAGGAATAAAGATTTCTTCAACAGTACACAAAGCATCTACACGAGGAGCAGAGCCAGTTGGAGTTACTTCTAGTTTGTCTCCGGGTTCTAGTACAATGTAGCCGTCAGACAGTTGAATAGACTCACCAGTACTAAGGTTTTTACCACTAATAATGTAATAGTGAGTAGTATCTGCAGCACGGTACCATTCAAAAGTAACAGAAACATTGCCATTAGCGTTTACAATGTAGACAAGAGGTACTCTAGCCCTACAGTTAGCAGGACACTCATAGAGAGTTTCTCTAACAGTTGTCGTAGTAAACTCAGCTACTACAGACTTTTCACGGTAGTTCTTCACTTATAGCCTCGGGGAGATTTAGAGTCGTAGAACATGCCTTTACCTTTGTAGTCTGTGTTACCACTCTTTTTAAAACGAGCCATACCACCTTTAGCCATTCCAGTTTTAGTCTTAATTGGTGGCTGTACTTGAGTACCTCGTTTAGGTGAAGGAAGAGAAATTTTACCAGAAGTTACATACCTACGGTATACTTTCATTTTGTCAGCAGGGCTCAAAGCTCTAAATTGTTTTGTTTGAGTGTCCGACATTTTACCCATCATGACATTGTACTTATCAGGACTAGGCGAGCTTCTCTGTTTCATCATTTTACTTGTAGACTCACGAGTAGCAGAGGCTTTATCACCCATACCAGAGTCTGTAGTACGTTTTGAAGCAGGTCCACCAGCACCACCTTGAGTAGGACCAGAACCAGTACCAGAAGCTCCTGCAGGACCACTACTAGTGCTAGTAGAGCCACTAGGACGGCTACGAGGGCGTGGTTGAGGTTTATCCTCTTTTTTACCTGTCTCAGTCTTACCACGACGAGCACCTTTAAGAGATTCTTTAAGACCGGGACGACCCTTTTGAATACCCATCTTACCGTCAAAGCCAAGAGCATCTCCAAGCCAAGTATCACCAAAGTTTACTTTACCGTCTTTGTTGATGTCTTTAAGAGGTTTGTCGTAGATGCTTTTACGTTTTTTAGCCATTTTTACTATTTCCTTAACGTCTATTCGCAGACCTATTTCCCGTGTAGTTACGTCTCACCCTTTGGTTTGTATTTCGAGCTACAGGATTACGCCTTTGAGCTGAAGAAGCAAGCCTTTGGGTATTTTTAGGGGCTTGGCTTAAAGGAGTAGACCTTTGAGAAGCAGCTTTAGGTGCAGTCTTACGTCCTTTATGAGCTGCTTTAAGGTCTTGAGTTCTAGCACTCCTTTGGGAAGGAGTAAGAGACCTTTGAGAAGCAGCTTTAGGTGCAGT